ATAACGGCCTAGCTGCAACAGACGTCACGGTGCCCCAGGGGCTGTTCCAGGTGAGCGTATTCGACAGGCCGGGGCGCGGGATTCTTGCGGTTAATCGGGCAGCGGATGAAGTCAAGGCGGCATTCCTAAAGAACGCCACGATCACAGGATTGGTTCGTGTGCAGCGCAATCCGTGGAGCTTTGAGATACAGCCAGATGATGACCGGCTATCGGTTATTGTCACCATCCCGTATACAGGTTAAGATGGTTCATGGCTCGTCGTGATGACGCCCTGTTTTATCTAGCCCCGCTTTTGTGGGGTTTTTTATGCCTGCCCTCCCGCTATTTCCCCTACCCTCGAATATGGTATACTCCCACAAGCAGTTTCTAGGACTGTTTCCCGTCGCGATGACGGCATTATCCAAATTTGGAGCACACCCATGGCTAAACTTACCAGTACCGGTACAATCCTTTCCGTAGTAGCGGGAGACCCCGCCTCTTTTACCGCCGTAGATTATGCCGCTCAGAGCTTCGTCGTGGTCGGCGAAGTTATTGACCTCCCAGAATACGGCCCAAACGTCCAAGTCGTTGAATCAAATCCCCTTGCCACCGGCATCACCGAGAAGTTCAAAGGCTTTATTAACTTTGGCAGCCAGTCTATGGGTCTGGAATTTGACTCTGAAGACGCTGGCCAGTTGGTTCTTGCTGACGGTGTTGAAGGCTCGACTAAGAACCAGCAGCACTCTGTGAAAATTGAGTATCAAGACGGCTCAATTGACTATTACAGCGCCCGGATCTTCAGCTACACCAAGGCCCCAGGTTCCGCAAACTCTATGGTCGGCTCTACCGTTCAGGTCGAGATTAATACACCCATCGTCCGCGTTGCGGCATAAGGGGTAATGTATGGCTAAGCTCACGAGTACAGGCACAAAACTCTCAGTAATAGCAGAAGATCCCGCAAACTTTACCGAATCTGGCTATGAAGCCATTACGTCGTTTGTCGAAGTTGGCGAAGTAATTGACCTGCCCGAGTATGGTCCGAATGTGCAGGTGGTTGAATCTAACCCCTTGGCAACTGGTATCACCGAGAAGTTCAAAGGTTTTATCAACTACGGCTCGCAAAGCATGGGCTTGGAGTTTGATTCCGCTGACGCCGGTCAGATCATTCTTGCCGCTGGTGTTGAAGGCGCAACGAAGAACACGCAGCACAGTTTTAAAATTGAGTATCAAGACGGTTCGGTAGACTACTACAGTGCCCGCATTTTCAGCTACACCAAAGCGCCAGGCTCTGCAAACAGCATGGTCGGATCGACTGTGCAAGTTGAAATCAACACACCGATCATCCGCGTAGCAGCGGCGTAACGAGTAAACAGTTTTGGCGGGCTAGGGCAACCGAAGAGCGGCTTCATCCACCGTCTGCCCGCCAACCTAAATTGGATGCGTCGCAAGGTATGAGATGATGAAAATCGCAAAAGACGAAAACACCAATATCCTACAAATGTTCGACACCGAATCCGCTTCCGAGTCCGGCTCGTGGTTGCACCTGACCAAGCCCGGCACTGACGGCGATTTGGCCTATGCAGACAAAGGCACAACCAAACCACTCCGAATTAAGCTCAAAGGCCCTGACTCCGGAACGTGGACATCGTTCCAGCGCAAAGCAATGAAGGCCAGCGGCAAGAAAGACAGCCGGACATCAAAAGAGATTGCCCGAGAAGACGCGAACCTGTTTTCCCGGATGACTCTGGAAACCGAAAACATCCCCGGCTATGAAAGCGCTGCCGAAGCTGCCTTGATTGATATGTACATCAAGTACAAAGATATCCGCATTCAGGCCCTGAAGTGGGTGATGAATCAGGAGAATTTTACTCAACCGGGCGAGAGCGACTGAGGCTCTGGGCTGGGCAGATAGGATGGATGCACTCAGTACCAAATAGGGCACGTAAAGAAGATAAGCGCAATCGCTACGAGCAGTACGGCGAGGGGCATCCATACACGTGTACGCCTGAGATCAGCGGGCTTGAGTACCTAGCAAACGCGGTTCAGGAGTTGGGCTTGGTTGGTCAGGGCGGTATGTCGATCAGCCCTACAAGCTGGCAAGAAATAGAGAGCTACATTCGGCTAACAGGGTCATGGCTCTCTAGCTGGGACGCTCAAATGCTGATGGAGATGTCGCGTGCATACGTTAACTGGCGAAACAAAGGCAGCGAGCAAGGAGACATTGCAGACGACGTGCCCTATATCGAGCGCAACGAAGAGACGCTGGAAGCAATGCAAGCGCATTTGATGGACAGCCGAGACAGATCAGCCGAATTGACGGCGCAAGCAACGATTTAATGGGAGCGTATAATGACTGACCTCGCGAGCCTGGGTTTCCGCGTCGATAGCTCCGGCCTTCGCCGTGGTGCCGGTGACCTTGACCGCTTTGGCAATTCTGGCGATCGTGTTGACCGCACTGCAACGCGGCTAAGCTCGCGCACCTTTCCCGCTTTGATTTCTGTTGTGGGTGTTGCTTCGGCAGCGCTTGGCGGCCTGACCTTTGGCCGCATCATTTCCGAGTTTGCTAGTTTTGAACAAGGCATGCAAAACGTCGGTGCCGTATCATCTGCAACCACAATGCAGCTTGAAGCCCTATCTGACGAAGCTCTAAGGGCAGCGGCCTCCACTCGATTTAACCCTGCCCAAACCACCAAAGCGCTTTACGCTCTAGCTTCATCCGGGCAAGCTGTTGAAGAGCAGATGGCGTCATTGCCCAACGTCTTGAACTTGGCAGAAGCAGGCCAAGCGGATCTTGGCCGCGCAACGGAGCTGACAACCGCCACAATCAACCAATTTAATCTGGAAGCTGAAGACTCCGGGCGAGTTGCTGACGTTTTCGTGGCGGCCATTGCGGCCAGCTCTTTGAACGTGAACCGGCTACAGGTTGCTATGCGTAACGCAGGCCCAACAGCCGCCGCGCTGGGCCAATCGCTTGAAGCTACCACGGCAACCTTGGGCATCCTAACAACGTCATTTGGTAACGGCGAGCGTGCAGGTACAGGCTTTCGCGCAATACTTAACGAGCTCCCCGACAAGGCCGCTGAGCTGGGCATATCTATAAAGAATGCGAACGGCCAATTCAAACCGATGGTTGACATTTTAGAGGAATTGGAAAATAAAGGAATAACTGCCAACAAAGCTGTTTCAGACTTTGGCGCAGAGGCGGGGCCTGCGCTTGCAGCACTTATTACCCAAGGGTCAGCCGCGCTCAGGGAGATGGAAGGACAGCTACAGTCAACAGGCCAAGCGGCTGACACCGCAGCGAAACAGATGGACACGCTCAGGGGCGATATGGACGCCTTTGGCTCAGCCGTTGATGTGGCCTTTATTAAAATCGGCGATGCGCAGTCAACAGTTTTGAGGGGCGCGATACAGCAGGCTACCGACCTCGTGCGGTTGTGGTCCGGCTACGGAGACACGCTGGGGGATGCAGCGGAAAAAACGCAGATGATCTCCGATGCTGTTGCTGTTGCGGGCATTGTAATAGCGGGCGTTTACGGCGGAAAAGTTGCTACTAGCCTGTTGATTGCCACACAGGCACAACTAGCCCATACCGCATCTGTATTGAGGGGCAACACAGTAGTTTTAGGCAGCGCGATAGCAGAAGAGCAAAAAGCGCTTGCATTAAAAACGTCAGCCCTTGCGGCCTCACAAAAATCAGCGGCCAACCTAGTAGTTGCTAGGTCCGAAGTGAGCGCATCCACTGCTGTTTTAAATTCAACTCGCGCCGAAGTCGAGCTAGAGGCGGTCAGATTAAAATCTCAAATAACAGCGCAGGGAAGATCAGCGAGCATTGCACGTCTAGTTTCGGCTAGGCTTGTTTTGGCAAACGCAACCAGAGCCCTCACCACCTCAGAGGTGGTGCTTGCAGAGGCTACTGCCGCTGCAGCTGTAACCGAAAGTGCGGCAACAGTAACAACCACGGCGCACGCTGCTGCGCTGGCAAGGACTACCGTTACGGCAAGGGCGGCGGCGCTGGCAATGCGTGGGCTGACGGCTTCAATGGCTTTCCTTGGCGGCCCACTGGGGATATTGCTTATTGCAGCCGGGTCACTGTATTACTTCCGGGACGCGTTGTTTGGAACTGGCGAAGGAATAACCGAGCTAACAGAAGACACCAAGGGCCTTGTGGCTGAGCTTGGGGAGGCTACTCAGGCGCAAAGAGAGTTTATCAACGCCCAGTTCCAGCA